GTACCCATGAAGTCAAATAAGTTACCTGAGTTAAATGTTCTAGAAAAGCTATTTTCTTATGACAAAGATACAGGGATCGTCATAAGAAAGGTTTCTGTGTCAAGAAACACTAAGGAAGGAGATATAGTAGGAAGTAAATCTAACGTGGGGTATTTGAAAGTTACTGTTGAGGGAAAAAGTTACCCTCTCTCACGTATTTGCTACAAAATGTACACGAAGAAAGACCCATTAGGCGAAATTGATCATGTAAACCGCAATAGGATATATAACAGGGCAAATAATTTGAGGGATGTCAGTAGTCAAGTGAACCAACTTAATAGACGAGCGAGGGGTTACACTGTGCTTAAGAATGGTAGGTATAGGGTCACCTTGCATAACAAAGACGTAGGCTATTTTAATTGCCCGACTGCCGCCACTCTTGCCTACTTGAAAGCAAAAGGAGATTTTATTGCAAGACTTAAGTGAAGAAGCATGGCGTCTGATTGACTACCTTACCTTCAAAATGGACTGTGCAAAAGAGCAAGAGTCCCTGCGATGGAAATTAGACGTAGAAAAGACACAAGAAGCCTACGATCAGATTATGTTGCTGAAAGAGGAAAAGGTAGTGCAACTGGCCGAGGCTATGCCAAAGCGTGTTCTTACTCGTGTAGCAACAAAGCCAAAGGTTATGTATAAGAAAGATGGGGAACTGTCTTCTAATGGTGAAAAGTGGGTAGAGTTGTGCAAGGAATACAAGCAACCTATTACTACCCAATCTTTTGCTATCAAGGTTGGAGAGGAACAGGGTAATCCTAACTCGTCAGATCAGGTTAAGGATTGGCTATACAGTCTAGGGTGGCAACCTCGTACATTCAAGTTTGTTCGTGACAAGACTACAGGTGAAGAACGTCAGATCGAACAGGTGAGAGACGATGGTGAGCTTTGTGAGAGTGTTAAAGAGTTGAACGAACTAGACCCTGCTGTAGACCTTCTGGATGGCCTTACAGTGCTTACTCACAGGGCTGGTATCCTTAAGTCTTTCCTCGACTGTGTATCACCAGATGGCTATCTAAAGGCGGAGATTGCAGGGTTTACCAACACTATGCGCTTCAAACATTCGAAGCCTTTGGTAAATCTACCCAGTGTGGACAAGCCTTATGGTGACGTTATTCGTGGTGTTCTTACCTGCCCCGATGGATATGTTCTAGCTGGTGCGGATATGACTAGCCTAGAGGATACAACAAAACGTCACTACATGAAACCTTTAGACCCTGATTATATAGAAGAAATGTCACGAGAGGGTTTCGATCCTCACCTTGACTTGTGCAAGTTTGCTGGTGAGATTACTCAAGATGATATTGATGCTTACAATCGGGGAGAAAAGCCAGAGCTTAAGAAGGTTCGCAAAGCGTACAAGGTTGTAAACTACAGCGCATTGTATGGCGTAGGAGCCTCTAAGCTGGCCCGTGGCACAGGTCTAAGCGTTAAGCAGGCTAAGGCACTACTAGAGGCTTTCTGGGCGCGTAACTGGGCTATTAAACAGGTCTCTGATAACGTACGTACTAGGGAACTGTTCGGGTCTATGTGGTTGTATAATCCTGTGTCACACTTCTGGTATAGCCTGCGTAGTGACAAGGATCGTTTCTCTACTCTAAACCAAGGGACGGGGGTATTCTGTTTTGACACTTGGGTTGCCCTGTGTCGTAAGAATGGTATCAAGACTATTGGGCAGTTCCATGACGAGATTATTGCTTTGGTAGAAGATGGTAAGCAAGATGAAGTGGCTGCTATCATGCACGGGGCTGCTGCTAAACTGAACGAGAAGGTAAAGCTTAATGTCCCGCTAGGATGTGATGCACAGTTCGGCAAGACTTACGCAAGTATCCATTAAGAAAGGAAAACCTATGGATTACGATGACCACCAAGAAGTTAAGGACGTTTACGTAACAGTTTTGTTCAAGGTTAAGGCAAGAATGACCCTTCTAGGTGCAGACTATAACGAGTCAGATGGCACAGATAAGGGGGCTGTTATGGCTGCTCTGCTTGAGGATGGTATTCCTTCTGATTTTGATGTGATGGAACCTCATACTATAATCTCTGTCACAGACTGCCTTTAGAGACACTAGATTGTGAGTCTTTTGTGCAACACTAAACAAGATAGTGCGTTTTCCATGAGAAATACCTCTTGGTGAGCGTCTAAGAAGTCTGAAAATGAACGTATAGTTATATACAACCTTATGAAAAGCCCAAAGGGCAACAACGCAGTGAAGGAATACCCGAATGACTAAATACACTATGGACATGGTTCTTGAGTATGCCAAAGTCTTCCCAGAGAATGCTGATATGGGCGACCAGAATGGTAACAAAACTCAAAAGGCTATCCATGCAAAAGGTGGTCAATATATTGTCAATGCTTACTTCACTTCCGAAGAACAAATTCAGCAACTTCTCGCTGATGGTATGAACCCAAACCCGATGAACTCCCAGCGTATCCTTGATGGTAATACTGACTTTGGTATCGGAAGCTTCATCAAACTGAAGCGTGAAGTTAAAGACAACATCAAGACCTTCGAGAACAAGAAGCGTGGTGACGTGACTGTAAACTTTGGTGGCCCTGTTGGTATTGTTGATTTGACTGATGGTGTTGATAACAAGAAGTGGTGGTCTTTCCAAGAGAATGGCCCTCTAGGTAATGGTACACGGGCTATGGTACAGTTTGAAATGTATGCCGAAGGTTCTGGCCTGCGTCTGAAAAACATTGGTGTCACAAGCCATGTGCCTTATGAAACTAATGGTGACTACGATAATTCTGCTGATGAAATGTTTAAGGTAGCTTAATGCTAGATTGGGGTTTTAGTATGAAAAAAGATAACGAAGACACTCTGGTAATTATTGGTGCTGTTATTCTTGCGATTACTCTATTTATTGCAGGGCCAATTTTTGTTTTACTTGCACTAAACACTTTGTTCCCAGCTTTGGCTATCCCTTATACACTAGGGACTTGGGCTGCTACGTTAATTATTATTGCTGTATTTCGCGGAAAGGTTAAAACGAAATGAAAGTATCTATTCACGCAGAGTTTGAGAAAGACTTCGATGGTTTTGATGGTGAACTGGTTTATACTTGGGATAACGTCGAAGATTTGATTGAGGTATCTCAATTCTTGACTAGTGCAGTCCAAGCTATGGGGTACACTTATGTAGAGGATGTAGGTCTTCAAAAGAAAGATGGTGATGTAGTCTGGGGTGGGTTCTAATGGAAAAGAGTAGCAAGGGTCACGTTTTAGTGGATGGCGATATTGTTGCTTACCGAGCAGCCTTTGCTACTCAAGATCAGTCTCCAGAAGATGCTGTAGCTAAAGTTGACGATCTAATGTCTTTCATTATTGAAGCAACTATTGAGGTACCATTTGCATCTTCTGAAGATTACAACACCTATCTTACAGGTAAGGGCAACTTTAGGTACGAGATTGCTAAGACTCTAGAGTATAAAGGCAACCGAAAAGAAGTTGCCAAGCCTACCCACCTAAGCCTCTGTAGGGGCCATCTGATTGATAACTATGATGCTATTGTAAGTCAAGGTGAAGAAGCTGATGATCTAATCTCTAAAGCTGCTGCAAGCCTTAATTATAACTGTGTCGTAGCCTCTATCGACAAGGATATGCTTCAACTACCCTGCTGGCACTTTAACTTTGGTCGTAACGAGTGGTCTAAGGTTAGTCCAGAGGAAGGGATGAAGTTCTTCTACACTCAAATACTGACGGGTGATAGGGCTGACAACATTGGTGGTCTTCATGGTGTAGGGCCAGTAAAAGCTAGTAAGATACTACAAGGCTGTGAGACTGAAAATGAACTATGGGATGCTGTTGTAAAAGCCTACGAGGGTGATGTAGAACACGTCCTAGAGAATGCTAGATTATTGTGGTTGCGTAGGTATGAGGGAGAAATCTGGTGTCAACCTATCACGGAATAAAGAATGGCTATCGCTCAGGTCTTGAAGAAAAAGTATCTCAACAGCTAGAGGATTTGGGTGTAGATTATGAGTACGAAAAGTTAAAGATTACCTATGAGGTACATGAGAACAGAACCTACACACCAGATTTTAAAATATTAGCCAATGGTATTATTGTAGAAACAAAAGGTAGGTTTGTTACTGCTGATCGTAAAAAGCACCTATTGATTAAGAAGCAACACCCAGAGATTGATATTAGGTTTGTCTTTTCTAATTCTAATGCAAAGCTACAGAAAAAATCTCCTACTTCTTACGCTGATTGGTGTGACAAAAATGGTTTCCTTTATGCTGACAAACTTATCCCACAGGAGTGGTTAGATGAAACTACTTAATCGTATTAACGAAAGGTTAGCCCTAAAGGGAAAGCCTTATAGCCCACAGGAAATTGATGAGCATGAGTGTGCAGAACGTATTTGGGCGACTATTGAGCAGTGTAAGCAAGAGTCTATGGTTGCTGTTAAAGAAGGATACGACATTGGTTATGCCCTTGGTAAAAACAACGAATGAAGGTACTGTACTGGTCTGGGATGTACTAGAGGGGCCATATCTACGTGAGGAGTTTGATGAGGATGATTTACACGCAGAGGGTATTCCTATAGGTCTAGACGCTATGCTTGTTGTTCTTATACAAGAAGGTGATGAAATGGACACAGTAAACTTCTGGTATGATACAGAAGAAGATGCCCTCGAAGTGATTAAATTCTTTAAAGCAAACATTGGCCCTTTGGAGGTTAAGTGATGAGTGGTAAAACAGTAGTAGTCTTTAGTTGTGGTCACTCTGATCCATCAGTTCCCAATGATCGTTACTCTTGGTTAGGGGACTTCCTTTACGATCTGAAACCCGATTATGTTGTTGACTTGGGTGATGGCGCTGATATGCGGTCGTTGGATACCTACGACACTCGTTACCCACAAGCTATTGTCTCACAATCCTATCAAGCTGATATTGAACACTACAATGATGCTATGGAACGTATGCGTTGGAAGTTTCGACACAACAAACGTAAAAGTCCACGTTACATTGGTTTTGAAGGTAATCATGAAAATCGTATCAAGAAAGCTATTGCGACTGATCCACGACTAGAGGGTGACAAGTATGGTATCTCCTTTAGTCATTTGCAGACTGACCATTGGTTTGATGACTATCATGAGTATCATAACTCAGCCCCCGCTCTTGTGGAATACGATGGCATTATCTATGGTCACTACGTAGCCAGTGGTAACTATGGTGCTGCTATGGCAACTAAAAATCATGGTGGTTCTCTGGTAGAGAAACTAGCGTGTAGCGTGACTGTAGGCCACACCCACAAGTTTGATTACCACTACAAGGGAGAAGCTCGTAAGCCTATTCACGGTCTTGTTGTGGGTTGTTTTAAGGGTGCTGATGAGACTTGGGCTGGACAAGCTAACCTAGATTGGCGTAAGGGCGTAGTTGTCAAGAGTGAAGTACAGAATGGTGACTACAATATTGGGTGGTTCTCTATGGAATGGTTGAGGAAAGAGTATGGGCAAGTACTCTAATTTTGAGAGAAGACCAAGGGACTTTTACACTACTCCCCTCGAACCTGTTAAACCACTGATTGACCATCTTCCGTATTCCTTCGATTATGTGGAACCTTGTGCGGGGGATGGTCGCCTAATCAACAATATTACAGAGCTTACCGAAGGTCATGGTAATTGCATCTTTGCTTCTGATATTGAACCTCTAGCAGAGGGTATGTATAAGAATGATGCTTTGACTATTGACTTCGGTGGTTATGGTGTTGTAGATATGTGCATCACTAACCCACCTTGGAACAGAGACTTCTTGCACCCTTTCATTGAGCATTGGTTAGGAATATGCCCTACTTGGTTGTTGTTTGATGCTGATTGGATGCACACTAAGCAGTCTGCTATTCTTATGACCTACTGTGCTAAGGTAATCTCTGTGGGGAGGGTTAAGTGGATTGAAGGTAGTAAGGGCGTAGGTAAAGAGAATGTCTGCTGGTATCTATTTGATGCTAATAAGACACACCAGACATATTTTTATGGGAGACAACCTTGATGGGGTTAGATAATCATGGGTCTTGTAAAGAGTGTGGCTTTGATCTAAATGGAGAAAGAGTGTATGATTATTTTCTTCGAAAGTATGGTGGCGACAGGGATAAAGCTCTAGAAGTGTCCTCTATGTATGGTTGTCGAGAGGGGTTCGGCAGGTTTGGTAAACAAATTCTGGTTAAGACTTACACAGAACAAGGTAAAACCACAGAACACATCTGCCCTAGTTGTAAAGAGAGGTGCTATTAACATGATTACTGACCATGATATTAAAGATATGGATACCAATGGCATTATGTGGGAATACTTTAATATTGCCCCAGAAGGAAAAAGTCCCATGACAGTTACAGATATGGTCAAAGAGTTTAGTAAAGTTCTAGATCAGAAGCCCGAAGCTATCCTATACGAGAGGCTAGTTTTTGAGGAGTTTGATGAATGGTCAGAAGGAGACAGCCATACAGAAGATGACCTCAAGGAACTAGCTGACCTAGTATATGTAATCTATGGTTATGCTAATGCCTGTGGGTATGATCTTGATGAAGCTATTCGCCGTGTCCATGCTAACAACCTTGGTCGCTGTGTACAGCCTGATGGCACTATCCTTCGTCGTGAAGATGGAAAAATTATCAAGAACAAGGATTATCCTAAAGTGGATTTGAGTGACCTAGTTTAAGTATAACAATAATATAAGAGAGAAATAATAAGAATGTCTAAATACAAATCTAACCTAAACCCCATGTTCCGTAGCAAGTTTTCAGAGGATATTTTTAATCATAAGTATCGGCACGAAGGTGCAGAAACGTGGGCTGCACTATCCAAGACACTTGTTGAGGATGTAATGTCTGTTGGGGGAGATGCAATTACTAAAGATGATAAAGATACCCTAGAGAAGTATATCCGAGAACTTAAGTTCATTCCAGGTGGTCGTTATCTGTACTATGCAGGGCGTCCAAACAAGTTCTTTAACAACTGTTACTTATTGCGAGCAGAAGAAGATACTCGTCAGGATTGGGCTAACTTGTCTTGGAAATCTGAGTCTTGTCTTATGACAGGCGGTGGTATCGGTATCGACTACTCTGTGTATCGTGCGGAAGGTACTCCAATTCAACGTACTGGTGGACAAGCTTCTGGCCCAATTCCCAAAATGAATATGATCAATGAGATTGGTCGCCGTGTTATGCAAGGTGGTTCTCGTCGGTCTGCTATCTATGCTTCTTTGAATTGGAAGCACGGGGATATTGAACAGTTCCTTAAAGCCAAGGATTGGGCAGATATGCCCGTTGGTAAAACAGGAAAGAGCATTTGGGACATTAAGCAAGACGATTTTAACTTCCCTGCCCCACTAGATATGACCAACATTTCTGTAAACTATGATACCGAGTGGTTACTAAATTACTGGAAGACAGGTAAAGTTGGCAAGGTGTTTGAGCAGAATGTCCTTCAAGCTATGAAGACAGCAGAACCAGGGTTTTCATTCAACTTCTTTGATAAAGAAAAAGAGACACTTCGTAATGCTTGTACAGAAGTTACATCAGAGGATGATAGTGATGTCTGTAACCTAGGTTCTTTGAACTTTGGTCGTATCGAAAGTATTGATGAGCTTCGTGATGTAGTCCGTCTTGGTACTATGTTCCTAATCTGTGGTACACTCAAGGCAGAACTCCCTTATGAGCAGGTTTACCTAACTCGCGCTAAGAATCGTCGTCTAGGACTTGGATTCATGGGTGTACACGAGTGGCTCATTAAGAAAGGTTATGCTTATGAAGTAACACCTGAACTTCATCAGTGGTTGTCTGTTTATAAGGGTGTGTCTGATGAAGTAAGTAAGTCTTTTGCTGATCGACTGTCTGTCAGCCGTCCCGTAGCTAATCGTGCTATTGCACCAACAGGTTCTATTGGTATTCTTGCAGGCACTTCCACTGGCATTGAACCTATCTTTGCTGTTGCATACAAACGGCGTTATCTGAAGGGGAAGGATAAGTGGGCTTACCAGTATGTAGTTGATAGTGCTGCCCAAGAATTGATAGAGTTTTACGGGGCTGACCCAGAGAATGTAGAAAGCGCACTTGATTTGGCTGATGACTATGAACGTCGAATTAAGTTCCAAGCTGATGTTCAAGACTACGTGGACATGAGTATTAGTTCTACTATCAATTTGCCAGCTTGGGGAAGTAAGTTGAATAATGAAGATACTGTGAAAGACTTTGCTAATACTTTGGCATCGTATGCACATCGTCTTCGCGGTTTTACTTGTTACCCAGATGGTGCAAGGGGTGGACAACCTCTTACTTCTGTGCCATACTCAGAGGCGGTCGCTAAGTTAGGGGAAGAATTTTATGAACACGTTGAGACGCATGATATTTGCTCTATCTCAGGTACTGGTGGTTCCTGCGGTGTCTGATGCTGGTCTATAGGGCACACAATAAAAAGAATGGTAAGGTCTACATTGGCCTTACTACTCAGTCCCTAGAGATCAGAAAAGCCTCGCATCTAAGGTCTGCAAAGAATGGTTCAGTTGCTCACTTTCACAAAGCAATTAGGAAACACGGGGAAGACTCTTTTGAGTGGTCTGTTGTAGATAAGGTAGAATCTTTAGAGGACTTGTACGAGCTTGAGAAGCAAACTATAAGTTCTTACAACACTTCTCAGACCTACAACATATCTTTTGGGGGAGAACACTCTGCTTATGGAATGAAACACACAGATGAAGTAAAAGTTTTGTGTGGGGAGTTTGCTAAGAGACGTTGGGATGGAAAACGTAGCGGAGATTTGTACCCCAAAGAGGCCTTTCTGTGCAGAAGTTACAAAGAAGCAAAGTGTTTGTACGGAGTTCCCAAGACAACTTGGTACAGAAACAAAAGAAATATAGATAATAAGGATTAGCGTCTGACCTAGGCTTATGCCTAAACTGTGGATGTTACACAGTGAGTGGGATTGATCAACCACAAGGGAATTGGGATGGGTCACATTTAACTGACCTAGGGTTATAGCGCCCCCTCGTCCTACCTATTACAGAATACTACCACTAGCTCAACTGGATAGAGCAAGAGCCTTCTAAGCTCTAGGTTCCGTGTTCAACTCACGGGTGGTAGACCAACCAACACAAGGGGGTAACGTGTACACAATTATTGGTCGTGAAGATTGTTTTTGGTGTAATGCTGCTATAGAACTGTTAGATGAGCCTTACGTTTATTATGATTACACAAGTCTTCCTGTTCTAAGTCTTTTGATGAAGAAGTGTGAAATGAAGACTGTGCCACAGATTTGGGACGGAGATAACTACATTGGTGGTTATGTAGAACTAGAGGCTTACCTTAAAGACAAAGAAAGTGAACTATGAACCTCAGTGATGATGAAGGCCAAGGCTCTCGTAAGTCTAAGCGTGTGACTAAGTACAAGAACGCTGACGTAAAACTTACTTCTGGTCTTGTTGCTAAGACACCTAAACAGCAAGACTTGATCAACGCCCTGAAGTCTAACACTCAGGTTTTTATTCTTGGGCCTGCTGGTACGGGGAAGACTTATGTTACAGCAACATATGCTGCTGACCTCTACACATTAAAGAAGATTGACAAGATTGTTATCACAAGACCTATGGTGTCTGTAGGTAAAGAGCTAGGTTTCCTAAAAGGTGATCTACATGAAAAGACTATGCCTTGGGCCTTACCTGTCCTTGATGTGTTGGATAAACACTTGGGTAAGGCTACAGTAGAGATTGCTATCAAGAGTGGTAACATTGAAATGGCTCCCCTAGCTCTTATGCGTGGTAGGTCTTTCGAGAATGCCTTTATCATTGTTGACGAGACACAGAATATTACTACACACGAACTTAAAATGCTCTTGACAAGGGTTGGAGAGGGTTCTACTATCGTACTCAATGGCGATGTTCAACAAAGCGATCTTAAAGAAGCTGATGGACTTACTAAAGTCATTCACCTCGCTAAGAAACATCTGCTTCCTGTCTCTATTGTAGAGTTTGGGGTAGAAGACATTATCAGATCGGACATTACGGCTCAATGGGTCAAAGTGTTTATGCAAGAAAAACTGTAGGTTTAAGGAGAAACTATGAGTAATGTTAAATTCGTGAGTAGTATTGAAGCAGGAAGTAAGTGGCGGGCTTTGGTTCATCAACCATATGGTTCTGATCTTTCTCAAGGTGAATGTGTCACAGTAAATTCTTTTTTTACAAACGGAACTTTGCTCTTTTCAGACAATCGTAAGTCTTTATGGCATGGGAACGTACAAACTTGGAAAGAGTACTTTGAACCTTATGTAGAGGAAAAACCAATGAATGAAATTACAGTTGGAAGTAAGTGGGTAGCTAAGGAAGATCGCCCTCATGAAGCAAATATCCGTACAGGAACTGTAGTCACTGTGGTAGAAGTGGATGACGTTGATATTACGTACTGCGAAGATGGAGATGAGTTATCTTGGTACGCTGATCCAAAGCTTTGGCACGATAACTTTGAACCTTATGTAGAGGTACAAGAAGGTTTTACTTTGGGTGACAACGTAAACAACCCATCCCACTACGGACAAGGTAAGATTGAGGCTATTGAATACATCTCTGACTTCCTCACTAAAGAGGAATACCAAGGTTACTTGCGTGGAAATATTGCTAAGTATCTGCACCGCTTCCCTTACAAGAATGGTATTGAAGACCTACGGAAAGCACAATGGTACTTGGAACGTCTTATCCAAGAAGTAGAATAACAAAAAGCCGCAAGCGTCCGTTGGGATACTTGCGGCTTTACTATTTGTATTTTATTGTTATTTCTTACGAGAGAATAGGCTTCTGATGCTCCTACCAATCTCATGTGGGCTAGGCAGCAACCAACCAAGCACCAGTAACAGAATTACCCAAGGGTTAGTCTCATTGACAGTTACATTCTCTACTGATTCCGTCTTAACTCTGTTGGTGTCCGTAGATTGAAAAACTCTATCAGCAGTACCAAACTCTAGTCTTTGTTCAGTATTGTTTGTTGTCCCTAGGGTTTGTGTGTTAGTCTTACCAACTTGAGTGTTAGCCGCTACGTTAGTTCCCCTGCCCGTCAGAAGGCCCAGAGGACTTGTCCCGCAACTTGCTATACTGGTCAAGACCAAAAGCAGCAGTAGCAAACGTGAAGATGGGCCAAACAAGAATTTCAATAATTTTAGCATCTTTTACCTCTACGATATAGAATAACCATAGCAGAAGAATTACCGCTACTTCCCTCTTGAACGTCTTCTTCACAATTTGTCTCATAGGTTTTATTTACCTCTTTCGAGATGCTCTCTAATACCTTTGATATTCTCATCTATGCGGGCTAAAGTGATTGCTTGGCTCTGTACAACAGTCTCTAGGCTAGAAGTTCTAGCATCAAGACGAATGATGTCTTCAGAGTTAGAATCAATATCATTTCTAAGGGAAGCTGCAAACCAGATGATAGCTACTGTTTGACAAGCAATAGCAAATACAAATGTTATAGGTACGCTCTTAGATAAGTGCCAAGGTTCATTAGGCATTGAACAACTCTCTCTCTTTTTTCCTACGTATGGTAAGACCTCTGAGTGTGACCATCTTACCCGTTTGTTTGTCCCTCTGTTTGTCCCACATTAGGAAGGCATCAGCAGCTCCCCTGTAGTCCCCCAAATTGAGCTTACGAAGCACTGTTGACTTAGAGAATGACCCACCACCTATGTTAAAGATCAGAGAGCCTACAGCATCCCTCTGGTTCTGTGTGAGAGGTACTTTAACAAGACGATCAATAGTATCTTCTACCCAAGCTAAATCTTCTCTAAGGAACTGCTCCGCTTGGGTAACAGTAATAGTCATGTTAGGTTTAGCATTCTTAGTGTGACCCCAACCAATAGTCCAAACATCATTCTTTGTTGGTAGGTAAGAAGTCAACCTCAGTTGTTCATGCTCTTTAATTGCATCTACGTTTTTAATACGCATGGCTACCCACCTATGCTTTGCTTGGATAAGGGTAACGAGCCTTAATTTCTTCTACTTTAGCCAGCCATTCATCTTTGGTTGCTGATTTACGCTGATACTTGAAAAAAAGAGGGTCAGATTCTTTTTTATAAGCAAGTTCACGAAGGGCTTCTTGTTGGCTATACTCTTGTTCAAATACTTCAGTAGCTCTTTGTTGAGCAGTTTTGAGTTTGGATAGATCAATCATTGGGGCAACTCCAAAAGGCCATCTACAGGATCAAGCAGAGGGGTAGGGAAACGGGCAGCATCAGATGCCTCTGCACCATGTGGGAGAAGCAAAGTCAAATGCAGGGTATCACCAATACGTTCCACATCTGAGGCTAACCACATACAGTCCACTACCTCTTTCGGTAAAATTGCTCCATCAGGGATTACAGAGAAATCGTAAGCTGTACCATTGATGGTTAGTGTGTCACCAGATTTGATAACTTCCAGAGTATCATCACGGCGTTGGGGAGAGAGTGTAATATTCATTTTGTTTTCCTTTAGAACCAGCGACCAACGGCGATAATATCAATAGTTCCAGTTGCACCTGTAACAGCAGTCAAAAGTCGCGCTGTGGCTCCTGTTGTGCTACTTGAGACACTTCCTGCCCAGTGGCCCGTAGTTCCACCTAATCGCGTTGCACTTGCGGAAATTGCTGGGGCCACACTAAAGGTTGCTGGAAATGATGGTGAACTTACTGTAGAGGTGAACACGTTCCCAACAGCGATGCTTGCTGTAAGAGTTGGGGTGGTTAGCCAACAGATTAAAGTTCCGTCTGCAAACTTGATATAATCACCATTGGCGTTTGATCCCCTTTCAAGGATAGCACCAGTAGGTACGCCAGAGGTCTGAGATACAGTCCCAAGGATATTACCACGATAAAAAACTTGTGATCCACCAACAGTCAAGTTATTAGCGTTTGCACTCCAAGTACCAGCCCCTTGGTCAAAAGAAAAGATGTTAATCCAAGCTGAGTTAGCAGCGTTTCTCATCTTCAGGATATTAGTAGTGGTATCATACCAGAACTGATAGGGGTAGCGTGTTGAGGGTTGTGTATCGCCCTCTGAGTTTGAGGCTAAGGCTTGAAGGGCATCGTTCAAATCTCCCCTAAATGTTGGAAAGCCTTGATTGGCTATCTCGAAATTACTTTGAGTTGTCATGCTATCTCCTTGCCGTAGCCCTTAGCTACATAATCAATCGTTGTCGGGTTGGTACTGATGCTTGCACCAGTGTATGTTGTTATGGTGAAACCTGTTCTACTCTTAGCTGAAATTACATACCTATCCCCATTTGCAAGATCAGCAGAAATACTTAGCGCGGGAGTATCTTTAAATGCAACAGGAAAAGTAATAACTCTGCTTCCAGTGTAGTTAAGGCCACTACCAGATTCAAGTCTATCTAGCATACCTATGTTTGCTTCAAGTGCTGTGACTGCTGGTGCCATCTTAGTTGAATCAGTCTCTAGGATTACTCTAAATCTGATTGCCCTAGCTGAAACGTCACTAACAACTATATCCTGATATTCTGACCAAACAGGAGAACCCGCTGGGTTATCATCAGTGTAAGAGACTTGCGCCCTAACAGTTGTTAAGTCAAACTTAGAGGGGTCGCCATCAAAATCCCCATCTCTGCTATCAAAGTCACCAGTGGCTAGGTCAAAAGTATCTACATAGTCTAGGAATAAAACCTCTGGGTTAACTTCAACCCTACTTGTGTACTTCGCTCCAAGATCAACATAGTTAGAGAACTCATATGTACCAGAACTTGCTATTTGCCCGTCCTTACCACCAGCATCAAAAAGACCAATCTGAGCATCAAAGTTACCAGATAGGCTATCAAACAAGGTTGTAGTGTCCAAGGTAACATAGCCATCTACTTTAGAAACACTAGACTTGTTGCCAGTGAAGTCGGGTTGTAATAGAGTTGTTATGGGGCTAAGGTTTTGGAGAGAATTGCTATTAGTTTTGACAACAAAACTTGAAGGGGTATTGCTGACATTACCTAGTTTATCTACTGCCCTAATAAAGTAAGTACCCGTCTTTGCTGGAACTGTAACACTAACGGCTGGTCTAGATACCTTTTTAACTAAGTCTACTGAGTTTTGATAGCTGGCTCCTGTTGTTTTTTTTGAGTAACGAATCCTATAGTAGGACAAATCTAAGTCTGGAACTGCCTTCCAAGTCAAGTGCAAAGAGTTGCCAACAACATTACCAGTGAAGTTTTGTACAGTAGAGGGGGGCGTGGCAAATAAAGTAATATACCTATTTGGTACAGTGCTGTACGCACTCCTGATGCCAAGGGTGTTAACTGACCTAGCTCTTATATCATATAAGCCATCGCTTGCAGATAGTATCTCAAAAAGGTTGGAGTTTGATTTCCCAACAGGAATGTACTTTGTTGAACTTGACTTCTTGTATTCTACCTCAAAGTAATCTTCAAAGAGGTTATTGGCGCTAGTTAGTTCTACAAGAATTACCCCAGTTACTTGTTCATTGACAACACGAAGTTCACTGCTAATAGAAATTCCTGGAGGTATAATCTCAAATGGGTCAGGTAGGGTAGTGTTGTTGCTCTCAAAGTTCTTTTCAACACCAGCAGTAAAAACTGCCTCGCTAATCTCTCTGAGTGTCATACGAACTTGAATATCTAGACCTTCAGTTAAACCAAAGTTCCACTCTACAACCTCAAAAGCCTTGTTTGACCAGCCAAACCTTTCATTGCTTATGCGGATAAAATCTCCAACCTGAACTTGAAAAGCCCTCATACCAAAAGATGCACTAAAGGTAAGTTGTTCTCTATTACGATTTAGAGCAATTTGAGCAATTCTTCTTGCAGTTTTACTTGAAGATGTGAAGGGCAAAGGAAGGTCAAGAGTATTGACAACTCCCCCATCAATATTTAAATAGGTATCACTATCTACTTGTGGATAATCTGCTGTTTGCCAATCTGTTTGCGACCCTCTAAACGTCCCCTTAACCGAGTTAAAGTTGTCTCTACGTGAGTACCTAGTTGAGAGTGATATGCCAGAACGTAGGTCATTCTCATCAAAAGATATAGTAGGTTCAGTCCAAGCAGCAGCCTTTACTCTCCATTTACCTTGCCCATACCACAACAATCCCCCCATAGAAGTTAATAAGCTACTTAGGATAGAAGATGGTTCTGCTCCTGTGATTAATGCCCCATTGCAAGTGTAACGCTTTTCACTGCCTACAGTCTGATTACAGATACTAGCAGCAGTAATGATTAAATCATCATCAATACGAGAGGAGGGCTGGTTCATCCCATAGTCAGAAGTTAAGTAATCTCTGATACAAAGGGCTGGGTTATCACTCCAAGCTGTAGTGTTGGTATTGGGATTAAATACTTTCTTACCACGTATTACAGCAGATACAGAAGGGACACCATTTGGAAAAGCATTCTCATCGTACTTAAACCTTACGTAGATATAAGCTATGCCCTGAAGTCTATGCTCGCTTGTCCATTTACCCGCAGAAGCAGAAAGGTCACGTGTGGCAGAAATTAACTCTCCATCAGCTTGTTGGTTATCCGTCCCAAGGTATGTTTTAATACGAACATTGCCATCATATCGATTGGGGAAAGTTACATCGTCGCTTCCGTTAATAGTTACAACTTGGTCATTAAGGTAGATTTGTTGGAAGCTGTCAATCTCATGTCCAGCAAAAGCAATAATTCTGTGTAAATATTTATTCTCCCCACCAGTAGAGGCATCATAAATGCGAACACCACCGACCCTTGTCTCACCATAGATAATCTGATGGTCTAAAGCAGAACCAGATTGACCCTGAAGGCTGTACCCACCAGCACCAGTTACAGTTGGCTTTGGGGTAAGGGCATTAAGTGCGGCTCCCATAGCTGTGCTTACTAGGAAATAAGTAAGTGCACTAGAAAGGGCTATTGTACCAGCCACTACACCTACGCCAGTTGATAGGGCCGCTACTACCGCTGAAACTGCCATTATAACACCTTTGAGTAAAGATTTTCTATGTGCTTATAACCCAACCAAAGAAGCAGGGAATCAAAAGGTTTATGTCTCTTAGTGTTCACAATGATAACGTCAACACCATCTGCCTTTAAGCACTTCTCAGCAAATTTCATAAGCCTTGGGCCAGTGAAACCCTTGCGATAGTTCTGGTCAACAAACAAGATGTCGTTGTATGCAAACAAGTTATCTTTGTAATGTATGTGAGCCTTGACAAAAACAACAAAATACCCAACAAGTTTATTCTCTGTATCCCTAGCGGTAAATATTTTTAGTATCTCCGCGTCTTCTAGATTAGCATAAGCATCCCAGTCTGGGTTTAACTTAATCTTATCTTTGTGCAGGGCCACTTCTTCCCAGTGCTTCTCTAACAAGGGTATGGCATCAGACTTGCAAGTAACTAAAGATTCTTGCTGGTAAGTTATCATTTCTTAGCGACCCTTCCCCAAAAGATTTCTTTATCCTGTAGACTAGCAACATACTCTAAACCACGGTCATCGGGGAAACGAGACTTTTGGTCTTCATTAGTAAAACGCCTTACAACAGGACGCTCAAGTTTAACCAAAACATTCTCAGCAGTAACAGAGATATTAGCTGTATCAACTTGTTCTTCTATGTTCATTTGATCTAGTTCACCAGAGAATACTTCTACGTAGTTGGACGGGCTGCTAGTTACTCCAAAGTAAATACGGCACTCACGCCCTTGATAGGGGTTAGTTAAAGCCAAAGTTAAGAAACTAGAGGGGATACCAGACATACTGATAGTTGCACCCTTAGCTTCCATCTCTGTAGTTTCAGTGATAGATGAAATGTTTAGTAGTTGCCCTGCACCAAGGTAAATTTTACTTCCAATTTGTAAATCACCATAACCAGACCAAAGGTACAAAGGTTGAGGTGTAAATACAGGAGGGGATACTCCAAAATCAGCACTTACTAAATCTAAATCAACAGCAAAGAAAGGTTCAATAACAGTGTCATCAAGAGCGTTTAGTACTGCTGCAGTAATGTCTCTGCTCATGTTAAATTGCCTCTACACAATCAAAGCTGATACCATAGATACTAGCTTCATTGATACTGAATGATTGTTGATTACCCGATAGACGAAACCTACCAACAGTGTTGCTTAGCACTACAGTAGCCCCTGTCACAGAAGAACGTAAGGCAGGCCAAATCTCTATTGTACCACTGCCATTCTTAAACTCTAAGATTTTGTGTAACCTTGCTGTAGCACCTGAGCCAATCTGAATATAGTCTCCTGCAAACAAATTACCTGTCATAGTAATAGTTGGGCTAGAGGAACCAGCAGTTCCCGTAATGGTAGCTGTAGAGGCTGTCCCCCTAGGCTCTTTAGCATTAGGGTCTCCCAACAAGAAGGTTCCTACAGGCCCATTTAGAGCTAATAGAAAAGCAAGCCAAGGTTCAGCTAAATCCCTACGAACTGGGGGGATAGAAACTGAAGCTGTCCATCTCTGACCAGCGTGTTGAATGATTTGTTGCTGAAAGGTAAATGGAGACTGACTAATGGCAACAGCATTATTAGCAGATAAGGTGATGTTAGCAATACCAATAGATGTGGGTAGTGTTAGTGGATAAGAGATAGCCAAAGTAAATATCCTTTTAGTTAAAGGCGGCTTTCATTTGTCCACCACGTCTACGAGCATCAATAACTGCACTCTTAGTTGCACTTGTGATCTGTGGCATAAGTTTAGCCACTTCAGCACGAATAGCAGCAGGATCAGAACCACCAGTTACATTGATATTATTAACTACATTGACAGAACCAGAGCTACCTTCGACAGATACACCTAGTTTACCACCCTTACCCCGCTTAAGAGGCATAATAGCTTCTGGGCCAGCTTCACCCATCAGACCAGTTTTACCACCAGACATTGGGAAGTAAGTAGGGCCACCAACAACACCACCATTGGCATAGGCTTGGATTTGCTTACCAGCACTAAATGCACCACCATTAGCAAACGATCCACCTAAGAAACCTTTGACACTATTAACAAGACGCTGAACAACAAGAACTTCATACAACTGTTTGATAATATCACGAGCCATGTCTCTGAAAGCATCCTTGACAGTTTTTGTGCCATCAACCATAGACATAAAGCCATCACCGATAGTCTCAGCGACACTTTGTTGTAAAGACTCCATTTGTTGTAGGGCTTCTTTTTCTTTGTTGATAGCCTCTAGACGGGCAACAGCACCTTGGATAGCTGCATCAGAGTATTTCTTATCAGAACCTTGAATAGCCTGTAGCACCTCTTGGTATGCCTCTGATGTTCCGAGTAGTTCTTTCTCAAGTTCTATTCTTTTCATTAGATCAGCTAGAGGGTCACTAGCAGTGCCACCGCCAGACCCAGCACTATCGCCAGAAGAAGTAACAAAGCCAATACCTAGAGAGGCAATATAGTTCCTGTTCTTCCAAGCAGAAGATGCACTCGTTGCCTCTGAGCCGTTAAAAGAACTACCTGTATTAAGTGGGTTATAGGCTGGGCTATTAACAAAAGCTGCTCCACCTTTAGCCGCAAGATTTACCATACTTTGTGCTGCACCTAGGGAGATACCTAAGTTGTTAGCGAGTATCCTAGCTGCTTCTGCTGCCCTATCAATACCACTCTCCATATTAGCACCAGCAATACCTAAAGTATCAAGGTATGCTTGGCCAATACTTTTAGCAATCTCAGCCCTCTTTTTAGACTCCTCAACGATAGTTGACAAGATAGAGATGCCTAAAGCTCTCTTTGCCTCTAGGTCACGAAGACCTTGTTCGTTCTGAGCATCAATACGGGCGTTATTCATTTCCCGTGCTTTAGCAAGTCCAACTTCTTGTTGATAAGCTGCAAGCTCAGCCTTTGCTTTTTTTACAGCGGCTTGGGCAGCTAGTTCTTCAAACGAAGCGATCTTTTCCATCTGGACTATGCTGGGAGTAAGGTCTGTGCCAATGTAATCTTGAGCAGAGCTTAACTGACTAGCTGCTATTACCGCAGATTCATATGCAACTGTTAGTTTAGAAAGTTCTGTTTGGGCTGAGTTTAAAGTTTCGTCAAACTTAGGGTCTAGAGCTTTCTGTCTTTCAAGGCCAAGCTGTTTAGTTGCTTCAGTCAATCTTTGGAATACGTCAACAGTCTTTTTAGTTTCCTCTGTCGTTCTAGTCATATAGGCCAGAATACCAGTGATGATAGGAATAGCAATACCAAGTCCAGTAAAGACACCAATCATTGCCATTGATTTTGATAACTGCGCACCTAGGCCCGCAAGCTGCGTCATCTGCTGACCAAAAGCAACAAAGAAGTTAGTACCAGATTGAACTTGAACTGCTAAGTCACCTACCTGATAACCGACTTGTTGAGTGACTAGACCAAATTGGTTTGTATAACCTTTAGTCTGATTTGCACCCCTTCCGTAATTAGCAAAAACACCAGTGCCTGTGGCCATCTCTTGATTTAGTTTATCAAGACTAATTCTCTGTTGGTCAGCAGTAATAATACCAGCCTTACGGGCAACAGAAAGGTCATTGAGTTCTTTAGAGTAAATCTGCATAGCCAAATGGCCTTCAACAAACTTAATCTTAAGTCTTTCTTCTTCTGCTGCCGCCCTTGCAGTTTCTGCTGCTTCTTGTTTCTTCTGTCTGTCAAACTCTTTGTTGATTGCTATAGCTTCTCTACGAGCCTGTGCAAAAGCCCTATCTTCTTCTTTGGCTTGTTTAGCAGCAGCAGTCGCTTCTTTCTGGGCCTTATTAGCAGCTAAGATAGACTTTGTTACTCCATCAACTTGTTTACCATAAGCACCAGAGTTCTTTGCTAGTTTTTCCAGAGAGGCGTTTAGTTGGGCGTCATTTATCTGATTTCTCTCTCTGGCTTTGATTAGCTTTTCAATATTATTCTTTAAAGTTGTTGTAGTCTTAATGGCAGTAAGAACACCCTTAGTCTCTACCCCAATAGTCAAAAAAATGTCATCAGCCATTAGCCACCCCCATGTAGACCTCATCTAACCTAATGATTGCTTGTATCTCCCAAGTATCTATCGGTGTTTCAGTCAATTCTTTCCACGCTTTTATCTGCTCAAAGGTAATTGGGTTAGGCCCAGAAAACCCTGCACTTCTTCTGTTGCTCAACGCCAAAAAGGCCGACCAGACGTGTCCTAGTAACATTGGGAAATCTGTCGGGGGTTCCAATGCTTCAGGTCTACGTCCAATCTGCCTTTCTACTTGCTCAAGATGCTCTCTCTCAGATATGCCATCCTTGTCACGCCTGTTGAGTTTAAACTGATGTTCAGCCCACTCACACAACTGACAAGTTAGGCTTTCATAAAACCCAGAGCTTCCTCCGAGGCTTCTTCGATTTGAGCCTTGATCCAGAAGACCCTCTCATAAATTTCACGAGCCTTAGCCAACGACAACTTAGGCTTCTCACCACTGAAAGTGATATTCCATTCTTTAGTTGTTTTAGCCAAGCTATCTAGCGAGATTTCATCAAGTTCTTCTGCTGTAATATCTTTAGCCCCTTTACCTTGCATCTTCTTGAGACGCTTATTAGTCATCTCGTGCAGGATTTTCTTATACTCTTTCGAGTAAGGGGCAAACACAGTAATAGTCATGTCGCTGCCATCTTCGTTCTTAAGGGCATCACCAGTAGCTGGGTGCTTTAGGGCAACAATAATTTCTTCTGATTTCGGAGTTAGGTCTAGCAAGTCCATGTCGGGTTATCCTTTAAGGTAAACTGTCGGGGTTTAGAGTTGTTTTGTCGGGTTAATAATTAGTGCGAGGAAGCATAAGACCCGACACCTATGCTTCCTCTACCCTAGCTAGGGATTCTTATTTAATCTGCGGTACGAGTGATAACCAAGTTAGAGGCTTCAGTTGCATCATACAAAGCCACGAAGGACATATTGATGATACGGCTGGTTGGGCCATCTACTGGAACATCTGCACTGTTGATTTTAATGCGTGGGAATAGGAAGGTAAGGGCATTAGTTCCAGTTGGATCATTTACCGAGACTTCAAGTTCTGTTTCAGTCTCATTCAAGAAGCGGTTAATCAGAGAGGCATCTTCAAAATAAGCCGTAATAGTACCTTCAATCTCTGCACGACCATACTCAAGCGAGGGAGCAGCACTATCACCAATTACGAAGGTAGGGGCAAAAGAGTTGTTCAAGGTAAAGTCAAGGCCAGTTACAATAGCTACAGCAGAGCTTGAGCCTACGTTACCGATAGAAATGTCACCTGAGTAAGAATCATAGGGCGCTCTTACGAAAGGGCCATCTTGAACCTTCTGAGTTGCACTGATGGTCATATCCTTGCCTACCATACCGAAGGTCGTAGTGACCATCTGGTTGGGGGCTAGAGAGATTGCCATAGTCGATACTGTCAGACCAGTAAACAGACGAGCTTGGTCAATGTCAGCAGCATAGTCTTCAATAGAGAAGAACTGAGGGCTAGTACCTACCTTGAGTACATCACTAGCCCAACGACCAAGCAGAGCCGACTCTAGAAACTCTCCATATACAGTGTCACGCAAGTCAACAACAATGTCCCCAGATACTTGGCGGTTGCCATGACGATCAGTACGAGGCATACGATCAGCCTGAATGTCATTGCCAACGACACGATCTTTGGTCAAGTTCAGTGAGTGAGTGCTAAAGGGAAGGTTTTTAAAGTTACCAGCGGGCGTAGTACCAAATG